TTACATGGGAGAATGCGTCATTAGATAGAACAAGAATTTTGAATTTTTTAATTAATGATTACGAGGGTTTTAAATCAAAACTATTGAATGAGATTTTGGATGCCGAAGCAGTAAATGACAGTAAAGGCTTAAAAACCATTATAAGATGGCACGATTCAGGTGATTTTATATCGGAAAAATATCTCGGAATTGCAATTGATATTGCGAAAGCTACTCCAAATGTATTACACTATGCATATACAAAAATGGTTGGTTATGTTAAAAAGTATGCGAAGGAACATGAAGAGGGTATACCATCAAACTTTATTTTTAGATATTCCAGTGATGCTGGGTCACCCGAAAATAGTTTAATTAATAAGAAAGAAGATTTACATGCGGAAGTAATACCAAGAGAATTGTATAAACCATATGTACATAAGATAAAAGAACCTGTAATTGACGAAAAAACAGGTAAGCAGAAAATGGCGAGAAACGCCAAAAAGGAGATAAAACCTGTATTCGATACTATATATCTATATAATTCAGAAAAAGCATTAAAAGCTTTTAAAGAAAAAATGGGTGAGGTATATGATATCGAACCAAGTAGTATTTTAGCATTTAGTGAAATGCCTGAAGATGAAGGACAACCTAATCAATATAATGTTATTGTAACACCATCAGATGCTGATACAGCAGCACATAGACGAGATGTGCTTGGTGTGTATTTATTAGAGCATTAGAAAATAAAGAAGTATTTATATAAAAATCAAGAATATGAAAAAAGACAGTAAAACAAGATTATTCGAAGTCATGGGAAGACTCGATAAGACATTCAAACCCCGATTAAATGAAGGCTTTGAAGAAATTGAACCAAGTGCTGAAGTAGAAGTACCTGCTGAAATGGGTGCTGAAGTATCTACTGAAGAACCTATTGAAGAACCTGCTGAAGCAAAATCTCCAGAAGAAAAAATTGCAGAATTAACCGCAAAGGTTGATGAACTTTATGCATTACTTCATGGTGACGAAGAAGCTGGCGAAGAAGCTGCTGAAGTTGACATGGAAAATCTTCAAGAATGGAATTTCGACAAGAAAAAAGGCGAAAAGGAAGACGAAAAAGACGAAGAAGGCAAAGAGCATGAAAAGAAAGAAAGTCCTGAATTCGAAAAAGGTGAAGAAGAGGGTGAAGAAGAAGGTAAAAAGGAATTAGACGAAGCAAAACCAAAAAAAGTTCCTGTTGTTGCAATTGCAAAAGTCGGTAAATAATTTTATATTATATATTGTATGATATGGAAATGAAATATAAATCATCAAAAAGCAAGCTTTTTGAAATGATGGAGAAAATCAATCACGTAAAACCTGTTTTGAACGAAGAATTCAAAATCATGGGTTCTTATGAGGGTATGCCTGCACGTCTCGTGGAAACCGCCCAAGACGCACGACAAGCACATATCTTAAAAACTGAAGCACAACAGGCTTTTGGTGAAGGTTTTGATGTCTGGATAGAGCAAGGTAGTGGAGTAATCAATGAAAATGACGACAAATGGATTCAGCAAGCAGTTGACCCAGAACATAAAGGATTCTGTACACCCATGACTAAAGATACTTGCACACCCGCACGTAAGGCATTAGCCAAGAGATTCAAAAGGGGTCTTGAAGAAGAAATGGGTGAAAAATATCGTGCAGAAGTAACTGGTACAAGAGAAAATCGTTGGTCTGGTAATGCAATGGAATATGATACTGAGCAAGAAGCTAAAGATTGGCTGGATGGTTTAAGAGGTCGTTGGTTTGGTTATGATATGGGTCGTGTTGTACCTGTTTCTACACCAACAGGACAACCAGTAGATATGGAAAATGATGATATTTATCAGAATTTTAGAGGATAAATTACAATGGAAGGAAATAAGAAGAACCCACGTTCATGGTCAAGCAGATATTGGAGAAGTCACAACATTTCAGATACACTGAAAGAAGTGGTTGAACCAGATACTGTTGATGTATCAAGTATTCAAACACATGATGCACTATGTCCACTTATTTGGGAAACTGATGATAAGATTAAACCAGATGTCAGGGAAACATTATTATTAAACGCCAAAAGATTCATTGAGTTTTGTAACGCAGAAGCTCTCGAATTTAAGGATATTATATTAACTGGCAGCATGGCAAATTACAACTACAACGAAAATTCTGATTTGGATGTTCATGTTATTCTTGATTTTGACCAGATTTCCGAAAACAAAGAATTTGTGGGTGATTTTTTTAAATTAAAAAAAGCGTTGTGGGCAGAAAAACTACAGATTCAGGTCAAAGGACATGATGTTGAAATGTATTTCCAAGACAGTGCTGAACCACATCATTCATCTGGTACATATTCATTAGCCAGAAATAAGTGGATTAGAAGACCGACTAAAAAGATAGTTAATATAGATAGTGCTGACGTGCAATTAAAATCTTCAGACATCATGAATGCAATTGATGACTTGGAAACCAATAGAAGTGAAGAGAATTTCCTGAAGAAACACGAAGCATTAAAAAATAAAATAAAAAAATATAGACAAACAGGACTTGATAAAAGCGGTGAGTATTCTGTGGAGAATCTCGTATTCAAAATTCTGAGAAATTCTGGATACCTTGAAAAAATGGTTGAAATGAAAAACGATTATCTCACACAGGAATTAAGTCTAAATGAATTTTTGAACTAAGTTATGAAAACATTTATAGTAAAAAAAGAGCAATTGAACGAGTATGTCGAAAGAAAGAAATCCGATAAGGCTTTCTATGACATACTTGAACGTTTGCATACCAATAAAAAGTTTCTAACTGAAAACGTTTCTCATACAAAGGCAAATCAATCGGTTATTGATGACTTGAGAAGAAAAAATTTAATAACACCCAGAGTTTATGAAATGCTTATTAGCAACAAAATAATAAATGAGAGTTACGAAATATTGTAGTAATACTACTTTTTGTTCTAAATAAAGTATTTATAAAAAAATATAAGTAAATAATTTGCACTAAAAATATATTCAAATGAAGAAACATACATCAGAAGAAGCATATTACGATAGAATCAAAACTTTAGCTAACGTAAATAAGACTTCGATAAAAGAGTCTCAAAACCGTGGTTTAGGTACTTTGATTGATTACAAAAGAGCAGCCGATGGTGTTGCATATGGTATCGTTAAAGAACAACATCAATACTACATCAAAAAAGGTGGATTGAGTGAGAACCAAACAGTTGCAGATTTTGCATACATTGGTGGCTTGGCTAATATCACAGAATTCCAATACGGAAAACTCGCAGAAGCTGAAAAACAAAGAAATATGTTGTTCAGAACTATCAATGAAAGTATTTCAACTAAAGTAAGTAAAACTGGTAGTAGGAAAAAAGTGAATCTGAATGAAGATAAAACAGCACAAGAAATTGGTGATGCTGAAGGTATGTTAGGTGATTTGGATGCAGCGACTGCTGCTAAAGAAATTCCAGTAGCAGAACCAGCAGGTGATGAAATGGCTGCAGGTCTTGATGCTGAACCAGTAGGTGGTGCTGAAGAAGTTGATGCTGAAGTTAGTGCTGAAGAACCAGCACCAGAAGGTGATGCAGGTGCTGATTTAGAGGCATCTTTAGGTGGCGAAGAAGGTGATGCAGGTGCTGATTTAGAAGCATCTTTAGGTGGCGAAGGTGGCGAAGAAGTTGATGCTGAAGTTGGTGCTGAAGAACCAGCACCAGAAGGTGGTGAAGAAGAGGTTGCGGTTGATGCAGAGGTTACTGATGATGAAGAATATGCTACAGAAGACCCACAAAGTGAAACAACAAGAGAACTTGAAAAACAACTTGGTAAGATAACCAATACAATTAGAAAAACGGAATTAGAACCGTCACAAACCGAATCGTATCTTAAATCGTTCATACAGGCGTTTAAAGATAAACTTCCTAAACTCGAAATCGAAGACAGGAAAGAAATAGCAGAAAAAATTACAAAAATTATTCCACCAGAAGACATGGAAGATTTAGGACAAAGTGTTGAAGACAGCGAAGCTGCTGCAGGCATTGAACCTAAAGAAATTAAGATGGATACCAGTGAACCAGATTTAAAGATGGCTGCTGAAGGTGTTGAAGGTGAAGAAGGTGGTCAGAAAACATTATTCAAACAATGGTTTGACGGTGAACGTAGTAATGAGGGTTCGTTTATGACTGGATTATTAGAGTTATTCTTAAAAGCAGATGCATCTAATAAACAAAAACTTGCACAAGGATTCCCTAACGTATTTTCTATGGATGATGTGTATTATTTCACTGGTAAGCCAACTGCAAGTAATGATGTAGCTGAAGGTCAGTGTGCTGAATGTGGTAGCTTTGCACAATATGCAGAATCACGTGGTTATGGTAGTGCAGAAGCTCTCATGGAATGTGGTGAAGAAGAATTAGGAAATGTTGTAAGTGGTTATGCAAATGCACATGGTGAAGGTATGAATGACGGTGACATGGAAAATGTTGCTTTAGTACTTAAACTTATCAACCCTGAAATCCTAAATCAATTAAAAGGTGATTACGGTCACGAAGAATACGCAAATCAGCTTGAACCAATAGTTACAGGTATGAATGAATGTAGTCAAGAAGAAGGTGTTGTAAAACTTAATGAGCTTTTTGGTGGCGTAAATGCAACTAATGCTCCGATTGACCCTGCAAGTATTGAAACACAACCCCCATTAACTGAAGACGAAGAAGCAGAAGAAGAAATAGAAGTTGATGCTCCAACAGTAAAAGTTGCTGATGATGACGATGATATGGGTGGTGAACCTGAAGGCAATTTCTTTGCAAATGATAGTCAATCATTAGGTGGTGGTGTAGTTAAACCAGATGGTGCTGGAACAACAAGTGTTGAGGTTACCAAGGGTAGTGTAAATGTTACAATGAACGAAGCTAAAGCTAAATTGATTAGGCAAATCGCAACAGGTGTTAATGAATACCTCAAAGAAACCACTACTAAGGAAATCAAAGAACCTAAAAAAGAAGTGGTATCTGAAAGCGAAATGAAATTAAGAAAATATATTCGTGCTCGTCTTGAAGAAAAGGCTGGTTTAAGAAAACCAATTTTATCTGAAAGTAAAAAATCAGACACACTTAAAAAACTTGATGCTACTATTGACAAACAATTTAAATTGTATGAAGCAGTTGCACTAAAAAAAAAAGATAGTGTTGTCGAAGGTTGGTTAGGTGATAAAGTTGGTGGAATGGCGAATAAGTTCAACCAAGCTGTTGAAGGTAAATTCAAAAAGCAAAGAGAACTTAAACAGGCAATTGAAGCTGACCCAGCAGGTGCAAAATCTGCATTATTGAAAGCATTCTCTACTGAGTTAATGTACAATACTGGTGCATCGAGTTTTGTTAAAGGCGTAAGTCCTGAGAACGCACTTGAAGTTGCGCAACAGGTAGTAAGTGACCCAGACGGTTTAGGTAAACTAAGTCAAAGAAGTGGTTTGTTAGTTTATATACCTGCGAAAGACGTAAAATAATCAAATTAAAACAATAAAATGAGCCGAACCCAAAAAGTTCGGCTTTTTTTGTAACATATATTATTAATTTTCCGTATAACCGTACATGGAAAACAATATTAGAGAATATCAGACAATTAAGTTTTTTAGAGGTAGGGAAAGAAACAATGCAGAAATGCAGAAGCTTGCTGATGAAAAACGGGATTTTGAATACCGAAGGTTACTCATTGAAGAAAATGAACTTGACCTTCATGTGGCTTTCAGTAAGATGCTGGTTTGGAAATGGCTGTCATGGAGTTTTCTGGCATTGGCAATAGCTTATCATCAATATCCAATTTTTTCATTTATCTTTTTAGGGATGGCGTTACTGTCACAGTTTTTTTCATTTCTCAATAAAAGATTCTTTACATTTGTTTTCAGAGGTTATAACCTTACATTAGGACTTGTTAATGGTGTAATATATGATAGGTATGGAATTTCATTTAAATAAAATAATATAATGATAATTAGAAATTTTGAAGGTAAAAAGTATTGGAGAACCTATATTGGTGGTTCGAAAGAGAAAGAGTTGAAGACGTTCTTGGAAGTGCAGGGCACGAAAGAAGATAATTCTGAATGTGATTGGCTTGAATACCGAAGAATATTTACCACCTACTTTAATGACGTGCTACATGTTTTGCTTTCATGGCAAGATTTGGTACGGAAGCTAAGTATTTTAACTGTGGTTCTTATCGTATTATCCTTTAAGATACAAATTCTCTTTTTCATTCTTATTGGAGTATTGATTGTGCTGCAAATCACACGACTTAATTTAAAATTACGTCAAGTACGACATTCAAGAAATTATGATTTGGGTCTGGACATTGCTTTAAGTGAAATACATAAAAAGACTGGACTACACCTAAGTAAAAACTAAGTCACCACAAGTGGCTTTTTTTATGTTCAAGTATTTATGAAAAAGTTACGTTATGGATTACGATGATAGTAAGTTGAAACTGATTTATGTTTTGAAAATTGGTTATAATTCTAAAGACGAGGGGTTATATGAATTCATATTTTCAATAGACCCAGAAAATGTTGATATTGAGGGTTGGATGTGGGACATTACACCTGCTTGTGATAATGCGTTGCCACCTACAGAAGAATATATTAATAAAATCGTGAGTCTGAAAACCAGCACATTTGATTTATTTTGTTTACATGAAGCCGTTGATAGGGAATTTATGCATGGTTATCATACAATACATGCGCTGGCATATGAAACAGAAAGACAAATTGAGGGTAATGATTATGAAAAATTGTTCGAAGGTGAGAATGATGATGTACCATTATTGGTTTTCCATTATGGTATGACTTTGGGGCAGATTAAGAATTTACTGGATGGTAGAAAAATAATATTAAGAAATAATGAGTTTATTGAGACTTCCTCAATAAAATTATAATTGAGTTCATCGCTCCATTTGGGTGAAGGAAATCGAGGCTCGGTGTGTCAAGAAATGCATCGAGCCTTGCTATTTCAGGTTTATAAGTATTTATTATAAATATTTATAAATGGCTACGAAAAAAAATCCAGATATAATTCCCGATGACGATTCCCTATTTCCTGAACACATACCTGTTCTTCCATATGATATTCAAAGGGAGAAAGAAAAGGAAGCCGTTAGAAAATTAGCTGCTGAACTTCGTAAGAAATCAGGGAAAATTGAACCAGTTATTGTTAACAGAGATGGTATAGCTAAAAAAGCCAGCGAATTAACCATTTCCGAACAAGAATATGAATTTGTGCGTTGCGCTACAAATCCAATATATTTTATCGAAACCTATTTAACAATCTTTGACCAGACTCAAGGTGCTGCTGGTTTGATTGTACAATTTAAACTTTTTGATTTTCAAGTAGATTTGGTTAATACATATCTCAATAATAGATTTGTTGTAGCCAATAAATATCGTCAGGCTGGTGTTAGTACAACAACCTGTGCATATATTGCGTGGTATGTAATGTTTAATCAAAACCGTAGTGTCGCTATCGTGGCTGATAAACTTGAAACTGCTCGTGATGAATTAATGAATGATGTCGTAATGTTTATCGATAGCTGTCCAGAATGGCTTAGACCTAAAACTGGTAAAGAATCTAACGATAAATTCAAAGATACTCAGAAATTAAAGCGATATGATAACGGTTCATCTCTGGGAGCATTCTCATCAAGAGGTCTTCGTGGTTATACGCCTACTTTGTTATTCTGGGATGAAACTGCTTGGACGGAGAAAGCAGATAAGTTTTGGACATCAGCAAAACCAACACTACAAACTGGTGGTGCTGCAATCATGGTAAGTACTCCTTCTGGTCTTGATGCGGTGTTCTATAAGACGTTTGATGGTGCACGTAGAAAAGAAAATAACTTTAAAGCCGTTGAACTCTGGTGGTATAATGACCCAAGATACAATAAAGGATTGGTTTGGTTAAAAAATAAGGGAAAGGAAAATCAAATTACTCGTGTTGATGATGGTTGGAGTAATGAAGATAGAATTCAGATGGCTGGAGACCTTTGGGAAGCCAGTTCTCCGTGGTTTGAGGAACAAGTGAGGGATGCTAATGGTGACATGCGTAAAATCGCACAGGAACTCCTGTGTTCATTCTTGGGTTCTGGCGATAACTTCATTGCAGAAGAATATCTCTTACGTATACAAGAACATGAAGTAATTGTTCCTATCCGTCAGGAATACATGGACTTAAACATGTGGATTTGGGAAGACCCTATTGTTGGTGAAGATTATATTATGACAATAGATGCGTCAGCAGGTCACGGAGAAGACAACTCAACAATTAATATATTAAAAAAGAGTGAGATTGTCGAGGAAAAAATTATAACAAGGGGTGAGAAAGTAAAAAAGGTTAAGATAAAGAAACATAAATTACTTCAAGTAGCTGAATATTATGGAAAGGTTGTTCCACAGGTACTTGCAGAAATTGCATATCAATATGGGAGAAGATATAATAATGCCTATACTGTTGTTGACGTTACTGGTGGATATGGGGTGCAAACAGTTGAAAAATTACTTGAATTTGGATATGAAGATGTTCATTATGCCGAAGTAACACATAAACCAACAAGAGATAGATTACAGGGTTATATTAAAAAGGGACAGAAAGTAATGCCTGATGGTAATGTGATAAACGTGGATTTAATCCCCGGTTTCTTCATCGGAAACAACCGTGCATCAGTTGTACTTGAAATGCAGAGAGCTATCCATATGGAAGACGTGATAATCAGGTCAGTAAGATTACTAAACGAATTAAAAACATTCGTTACTGTTGCTGGAAACCGTGTTGCTGACCATAAACGTAGCTTCCATGATGACAGTATTATGGGACTATCCATTGGTTTATATGTGGTGAATTTTGACATGGCTCGATACAAACAAAGTAAAGGTATTACTGAAAAATTACTCAACTCAATACTTACGTTGAACGATATTAGTGAGATTGAAAGAATTAAGGGTGTTAAAAATAAACCAATGATTTCACCTAACAGCACATCTATACATAATCCTTATGCTGCAAATGCTTGGTTATTTAAAGGTATTAAGGATAAAAACAAAACATAGAATGTATTTATAGTTAAATCGACTTTTGCAAAAAATTAGAGTATTTATAAAAAACTATAATAAATTATAAAAATGGCTGAACAAGAAAAAAGAGGTACTATATATCAACAGCTTAATAAACTTTTGAATCTCGATGGTATGGGATTTCAAGATGCACAACCATCAATCTCACAAAGCACACCATCTAAAGACGCTAAAATTGTTATTAAGGGTAATACCCCAGAAGAAATCCACAGAAAAGGTCTGGAGATAGAACAGAAAAAAGAACTCCAAAATAAGTTCTTTAGGACAACCGACAGAGGTTTTCAGAAAGCACTTCAATACGAAGCAGCCAGACTTCCTGCATATATTGACTACGAAGGTATGGAATACTATCCAATTATCAGTAGTGCATTGGATTTATTCATGGAAGAAGCAACTACAATTGGTATTGATGGTAAGATGTTAAACATCTATTCCAATAAAGACAGAATCAAGACCCTATTAGATGAATTTTTCTACGATATTGTAAATGTGAATGTTAACTTACCGTTTTGGGTAAGAAACTTAGTGAAGTACGGTGATAATTTCGTATTACTTTACGGTGAACGTAAAAAAGGCATTACTCACGTAAAACAACTCGTTAATTACGAAATTGAGAGATTTGAGAGAATACAAAACGGTAAGCCACTGGTGAAATTCAAAGAAAGAATGACTGGTGACGAATTCAACGTATTTGAAATCGCACACTTTAGGTTACTCGGTGATGACAAGTATCTACCTTATGGTTCTTCAGTTCTTAATAAGGTCAGAAGGGTGTTCCGTCAGCTTGTAATGGCTGAAGATGCAATGCTTACCTATCGTATTATTCGTGCTGGCGAGAAAAAAGTATTTAAAATCGATGTTGGAAACATAGATGAAGAAGATATTGAGGAATACATCTACAAAGTAGCAACCAAGTTCAAAAAAACAGCACAAGTACAAGCAAATGATGGTCAAATCGACTATAGATTCAATATTCTGGGAAATGATGAAGATTATTTTCTACCAATGCGTAATTCAAATTCGCAGACTGGTGTTGAGACGCTCCCGGGCGCAACGAATCTCGATGCAATTCAGGATATTGAATACCTTCGTGATAACCTGTTTATCGGATTAGGTATTCCGAAGCCATTCCTGAGTTTCCAAGATGCTGCTGGTGCTGGTAAAAACATGGCACAATATGATATTAGATTTTCAAAGAAAATCAATCGTATTCAACAGGCTGTAATTCAAGAACTCAATAAAATGGCAATGATTCATTTGTATTTATTGGGTTATAGTGGGGAAGACCTTAGTGGATTTCAATTAACGCTTACTAATCCTTCAACACAACAGGAACAATTGAAAGCTGAACTGCTGAGAGAAAAAGCACAAACCTATGCCGAATTAACACGTGGTGAAGGTGGTATCGCAGCAATGTCACACACAAGAGCAAAACGTATGTTATTCAATTGGAGTGATAGAGAAATTGTTGAAGACCTTAAACAACAGAAAATGGAGAAGGTTGTTATGCAAGAACTTGCAGATGCTCCTGTTAGTATTAAGAAAACTGGTTTATTTGCTGATATCGATAAGCGATTTGGAGCACCAGAAGAACTTGCACCAAGCGGTGGAACTGAAGGTGGAATGCCACCAGAAGGCGGTGAGATGGGTGGAATGCCACCATTAGGTGGTGAGATAGGTGGAGCACCACCAGCAGGCGGTGAGATGGGTGGAGCACCATTAGGTGGTGGAGCACCAGCAGGTGGAGATATGGGTGGCGGTGGAATGCCACCATTGGCTGAACGACATTCAAAACTAAGTGAAGAGGAATTTAGTCAACATGTTGAAAGAATGGTTTTTGGTAATAGTGTTGAGCCAGAACATAAAAAAGAGAAGAAGAATAAGAAGGTTATCAATGAGAATAACGAAGCTAACGACAAATTAAATAAGAATGCTCAAGATATGATTATCGAAATTGACGCATTGCTTGATACTACCGAAAGCTTCAATACTCAGACAAAAATAACTGAAGCTGAAGATATTAATCTTGATGATATTGAGGGAATCGAAATTACTGAATAAGTAAGTATAACATTTATATATGGTAAGTAGTAAACATTTACAATTAATAATAGTATTTATATTAAATCGAATAAAACCACATGAAAAACACTAATATTGGAATAGCTAATTTAGTAGTTTCAAACAAATTGAAAGAGTCATACTTCCAAGGCACTCTACTTGAAGAGTCAAGGAAGATAACATCTGACTTTCTCAATGTTGTAAAGAACTCACCAATATTGCAATTGGAATTCAAGGTGTTCAATAATATTGAAAATAAACACATTGTGAATGAGTTACTTGCAAAGGATTATATCGACAATCACATTAAGCTATTTGAAGTATATACGATAGAGGAAATCGATGCTGAACGTGAAAAACTAAATGGTTTTCTTATTGAAAATGTCGTTGAAACTATAACTGAAGCTGATTATAATCTTGAGAAGATTGATTTATATAATGCTATTGATGCGCTTATAACTGAGTCGCTTAATGATTATGATAAAGTTGATGTTGATAATATCTACGAATCATTTACTGTTGTTTTAAATCATGTGAAAGAACCTAAGAAAATATTGGTTGAAAATGTTATGACTGAAGAGATTGGTGAAGAGATTATTGAAATAGCAGTTGATAAGTTCAATCAGAAATATGCGGAACTCAATGAAGATGATAAAAATTTACTTCAATTACTTATAAAATCTAATGATAAAGAGAAAAAAGAACTCCTTGAAACATATAAAACTGAAAGTCTTGTAGTCTTAGAAGGAATTAATAAAGACACTGTTAAAGAAAATATTCTAAAAGCGATTCAAAAAATAAAAGAAATGAAGTATAATAAAACAAATGTTGTTGACGACATTATTAGTCTCCACGAACTGAAAAGAGATTTATTATAAAAAAAGGCATCGAGAGATGCCTTTTCTGTTTTACGTATATTTGTTAAAGAAATCTTTCCTCATCATATTCAAGTCAACATTCGAATTGATTCCCGTGACTTTACCCTGAGAACTAAATTGCCATGCACTCCAAGGTATGTGAGAATCTGATTTGGACTTCCAACCCACTGGTGGTGTTGGTAAGTGTGTTTCAGGACTAATGTTCTTACGAATATTCATGTAGTTTGCTAACCATAATGGGTATTTATTGAAATTGGTAACACCGTTTGTATTTAAGAAGTTCGCATATGAATATATAATGGTTTTATATCCAGCATCTTTAAGCACATCAATAAATGTTTGTATGTATATTGGCATGCTCGCTTTTCTATTTGTCCAAGCAACTGGCTTCATTTTAGTTGGATATGCATCATCAATAAAATTCTCAATATCCAATACAAGTGGGAAATCTGGTTTTGGTAATTCTTTCACCTTTTCCAAGAACCAATTTGCTTCTGCTGTTGCATCTGCTGCTGGGTCGGTGGAAGAACCGGGTCTTGCAAAGTGATAATAACCAACCTTCACCTTATTATTAATAGCATTCTTAATGTTTTGCTTGAGTTCGTAGTTTGAAGAATTTTCATCGTAGAACCAAGTGCCCTCAGTAACTTTTATGAATGCGAAATCAACACCATATTCTTTAGCTTGACTCCAATTAATATTACCTTGATAATTGGCTACGTCTACACCAAGAACACTATCTAAATCATTGAGTCTTTCATTTGTTATCATTGATGCTTCAGTTCCTTCTTCCGCAAATCCTGTCAATGCTTGAGCAACACTTGAACCCTCAAATCCCATAGAAGCTGCTGGATTAGTTACTCTTGGAACAGGATATTTTAATATTTTAGTACCTGTAAAGGATGTGGTCATTCTATTTGGTACTAAATTGTGTTCAACACTTAATATCAGGTATGCACCGTTAAAAAGCGGTACATTGTCCAATTGAAAATATTGCGTTGGTTGAATCATTGCGTTTCCTAAACCAGTAACAGTTGCGCTATATGCACGATTTTCATACAAATTGTATAGGTTCTGTCCCTTCGGTATTGGTGCATTCTTTCCTTCATCACCAGCCAATCTCGCCAATATCTGAATACTTTCATTTGTTTCAGGATATTCCTTACTGTCAATTTTTATATCGGTGAACATCGATTGATTCTGTTGTCCGAATAATACTCTAAATGCCCTTACTTGTCTGAATATTTTTTTTGTGAGTTCAGGATTACGTTCTTCTTGTTTATCATATTCTGGGTTTGCTGGGCAATTCGAATCAAAATCGGCTGCATCTGTTGTTGTGATATCAGTAATGCCATCATCCTTAAAACCATTATTTAAATTATTTGGATAACTTGATGAACCACCAACATATAAACATACAAATGCCTGTCGTTGTTCAACAACATCACTTGGGTCGATTTTAAATGTATTCTCCCAACTTTCTGGAGAATGTGAAATAAAGTTTTGAAGCGGAAAGAATAAAAAATTATTTTCTGATATTAGCTGCGAAAGTACTGTGAAAATCGAAGCATTATTATCCTCATATAAAGCCAATAATATCTCTGGATTTATACACGTATTACCAACAGGATTCATTGCCCTATCCACAAATATAAATGAATCAATTAAATCTCTATTTGGAAGATTGAATGGGTAACCGTCAGACTCTGCTTCAGGTCCTGTCAACCATTTATCGTTGATGTTCTTGAACGAGTAGTATAATTGTGTCATAACATCATCGTCACCTTTTAGTCTTTTATTTTCTTCCTCAATTTCTTTTTGTTTATCCTCATCGAGCGTGATTTGGTGAGCTAAATCTTTGAAGAGTTGTCTAAAGAACCTATCATTTACAGTTTTAATATCTTTATCAAGATTGCTTGCACCATCGCTGATTGCAGCATCATTTATGTTTTTTAAACTACGATATGTCGTAGGACTCGTATAATTAGCAAATGTATTCTGAGTGAAACTAACTATTGTTGTTTCCTCCATGAGTGGTTGTAATATACTATTAAAAAACTGACCGCTTTCTGACTTGTTTTTTGTGTTTGGATTAAGGTATGCCTCATATAGTTTCTCTCTTTTTCCACCATCGGTTACACCAGATTGGACAACTTGATAAAGTCTATTAAGACTATTCCTGATTTTTTCATATGTACCATCAAGCATAAACGTATCGAAATATATTCTGAATAATTCTTTATCGTTTTCTGACAAATATGTGTTGATGTCGTGTATATCTGCGAAAATATAAATACCACAAACACTCATTCCTTTTCCGTTTCCAGTTAAGAAAAATTCCTCAAATTGTTCTCTCAATCCATTTGTATCTGCATCCACTAATGCACCAATATATGCTGGTAAGAATTTAGGAACATCAATAGCTGATGGAGTTCTAAAAATTGAATAATTTAAAGCATTTGGGAAGATGTTGAATGGTCCCAGCGTGTAGCCAAAATTCGATAAAAGCATTGCTGCACCAAACGTACTTCCACTTGAAATTATTTGGTCATAAATTACGGTGTCAAATGCATCTAACACACCAACCCACGTATCTACAATGTTCTGGAAGTTTTTAAGATTGAGTGCTCGTGTTCCTACTGTGATATTGAGTTCTTGATTTCCATTATTTTTTAAGTCAACGGTTATAAAATTTTCTTTATCAGCAGTTCTGAATGGGTCACTAAATCTTGTTGGAAGGTCAACCAATGATTGCTCATAGAATAAAATTTTTCCCTTCTTTATGTCTTCACTAACTCTCTTAAATGACGATATATATCTTGTTTCAAGTGGAGTACTCTCATAACTATCTAATTTATTCGATTTTTCTGTATTTTTTTTAACTAACGTATCTTTAATATATAATACGTTGTCATTTGTAAATAAATAAGATTCTTCTGGAAGCCTATTATCAAGCAGTTTTTTAAATACACCTCTTTGTACGCCTTCAGCAAATTTATCGATTGGCGACCCACCCTCTTTTTTAGGTGTTAGCACTTCAATAGTATCATAATATATGTTTGCCCCAATATAATTAGGATTATTTTTGTCTATATATGACCTACCAATAACTTCAATAGTTCCGTCAGGAAATGCATATGTAGCTGGAATATTCTCTTCCAAATAGGTGTAGAAATCTGGAAATGTTCCTTGACTACTATATGCGTCAGCAACGGTTTTAAGATTTTGTGATATTTTCGAATTACTTAATGACATTGCCAAGTTAAGTGCCTCTGCTTTAGCGTATAAATTAACATATGCCTGTGTTGCATCCTTTGGATTGAGATAAAAATCGTTTGGAAGCGAACTTTGCGTGAGAATATAAAATCTATCCAGTAAAACACCGAATATTTCATCTAAATTTGTGAGTCCTCCATATGGTGTTGATGGGTCAGTTCCTGATAATGAAGAATCTATTGGCGATATTGGTATCCATCTTTTCGTACCATCAGAATCTGTTTCATCCTTCATATTGTAATCCAATACAATTCTTCTTTGTTTTGTGAAGGTATCGATAAAATTTTCAATCAGTTTTGATTCTGGAAACACACTTGGTAGAAGTTGGTTGAGTTCAGCAGGTGAAGTCCTTACTTCAGTTTGTCCACAAGTTTCGTCTTCCTTTTTAATAATAAGTGGAAATTGAAATATATTTTCTTCAATATTATTTGTTCCAGAGTCTTGCATGCTTCCACCATTAGCTATGATATATTTAATATCTTCCTTATTGTGATGTTTTTGTGCTTCTTTTGATGTATCACGCAATACCTTAAAGAATTTATCAACATCATCTAAAATGATTTTGAATATGTTGTATATCGTAGGACGCATACCAAGTCTTTCCTCAATCATATTATTGATTTTCTCTGTCATGTTCTTACCCGCAGTCTCTTTGTCGGCTTCTATTTGTAGTTTAGCTTGAAATAGTTTAAAGTAGAATGCGGTTACATCCAATATATAATATGGTGTGAGTGGTGTGCTATCACTTATTTTTTGAGTTGGTAAGGAAATATTGTATGTGTTATGAATTGTATTCGGTTCTGATATATCGGTATTTAAAATTCTACCATATGTTCCCGCCTGAACTGCCGTTCCAGTTAATAGCTGAGTTCTGTATATGGTCAATCCTGAATATATTGACTCTAAATTACTTGGGTTTCCAACATATCCAATACACAATCTTACATTAATTGTAGATGGTATTGTATCTTTTCCTAATGTCTTGATGTATTCATCATAATCCCTTACATTTATTAGTTTTGTTATAACAGGTGTTTGTTTTGATGTGACATCGTTTGTGAATACTAACGACTTACCCACTAAAGCATCCCTGAATCCAAAAAGAGCAGTCATTGTTGTTTGATTATCATTATATGCAGTTAACGCATTATCATATATCTTGCTCTCAATATCAGTCTTCAATAAGGTATTACCTGCAGAATATAAATTTTTCAGTTTTAATATTAATTCGTTTATATTTTGAGGTGGTGAGTTTTGTTTTGGAGTCATTGAAACACTATCATCAATCAATGGGAAATTAATTGCATATTTGAATAATACGTCACTTAGTGGTGCAAATGTAACTGCTACAAACTGTGCATCAATAATAAAATTACCATTTTCTGATTTAAACTCAGTTGTATACTTAACCAAATGTAATCGATATTCTAATGTTTTACCATAATATCCCTTAATTTTTAAATTAAAAATTGGTGGCGGGAAATCAAACAACACCCTGTATGGTGAATCCTTTTGATTAAAAAATGATAATCCTCTTACGTCAATAAATTGAATGTTAACTTGAGGTATATAGGAAGAGTTAACTACTACCTTAATACTTGTGATTCCAAATGATTCGTATTGAACCTGATTATCACCAGTACTACCGTCATAATAATTTGTCGTGAATTTCAGATAATCTGGATTATTAACATCATCAGTTCCTGTGTTATTTTTATTCTGGTTATTACCCATGAAATTAACATTCAGTGTGTTTTCCAGACCAGTTTTTTGAATTCCTTCCCCGATAACAACCACACTTCTTCCCTTTCTAACAGCAGTTAATTCGGCAAATATGTGCATGTCCTGATATTGTGCAATAGAATTAGTGATATCAGGATTGATATTGACTGCGTTAGGGTCTTCTATATAATAGATGTTCTTATGCTTTTGTGCAATGCCTGCCATTCAATTGAAATTTAATATAAATACGATACAATAAAAAACTTAATATCTGTGAAATTAATTGAGCTTTTAAAACTATTTATCTAAAAGCTATTTTACTATGGTACTTCAATCAATCTTATTAGATATAATTCCACACGTACATCCAATCTGGGATAACGTATTTTTTTACTTATTCCTAACATTAGTGCTTGTATTTTCTGTTATTGTTACAGCTATGATAAAAGCGTTAAGAACAAAAACCGATGACACTAAATTAATGCAACAACAACATGTGGCAAAGATTGATATTGTGAGGAAAGAACAAGCAGATACTCTGGAGCGAATAAGGTTGGAGATGCTAAATAGAGAAGAGGAACGTGGTCGTCAGTGGATGGAAAGTGAAAAGGAAACTCTACGTGTTTTAAGCGGGGTTTCGACATTATTAGACCTTAGTGAAAAAATAGGAAGAGTTGAATCAGAGAAAATATTGAGTAAACTCGATGAGATTCAAAAAAAGGTTGAAGAGAAATCAGAAAAATAATCGATATTATAATATGCTGTCATATGTCAACAAAATTAGAAAAACTTAAAGAAGTTAACACTCAACTTGATAGTGTCTTAAAAAAATTAGAGACATATGTTTTCATTGAAAACATTGTGGACGTGCAAGAAGAAAAGGTGATAGCTGAACAACCAAAATTGGTTATATCGATAAAACAATAAATAAAACTATTTATATAAAAAGAAATTCTATATGAGCAAGATATTACAGGCGGGTGAACAAGGATTTGGCATTTTAATTGAACATGATGCTGGATATATTAATAGTGAGTTAAACCCGACCATCATTAATGAAAACTTCGAACTCAAACCTAATGAACCAGTTTTAATTAATTGCATCTTACAGAAATGGGGTGTGAAAAACAAAAACGGTAGAATCTATCCCAAAGATGTTTTAGTTCCACAAGTTGATGTATATCAACAATTAGTTGATACCAATAGTGCGGTTTCAGAAGCAGACCATCCAGAAAGTAGTATAATTTCACTACAAAACATTTCACACATGGTAACTAAAATGTGGTGGGGGACTGGTGAATTTGAGAACGTATTATATGGACAATTGAAGATAATTGTCAGTCCCGGATTCATCAAAATGGGTATTGTTTCAGTTGTTGGCGATAAAGTAGTATTATATCTACAAAATAAAATCAAGCTCGGAATTTCAAGTCGTGGTGTTGGAACACTTAAAGAAGTTAATGGTGAGAATCTCGTTCAAGGAGACTTCGAATTAATTGGTTTTGACTTGGTTGCGACTCCAAGTACCCCGGGTGCTTATCTCTTTCCACTAAAAAAAGGTGAGACTGGTTTCGGAGAGACATATATTAAGAAGAATGGTATATATCTTAAAGAGGATGAGAGTAAAATTATGAAAGCCACAGATAGATTTCTATTATAAGGCGTATAATATAGATATAATTATCGATACAAGCAAGAATTTTATTAAAAATTACACTTTTTCGCAAAGATAATGTATTTATATGAAATTAGTAGTATTAGATATAGAACAAAAAAATGAAAGACGATACAAAATCATCTATAATTAAGGAAGCTTTCACAGATTATAGTACAATCATGGAAGCTGCGAATGCTAATGCTAAGAAAAGATTAGCTGAAGAGTTCCCAGAGAACTTCAACAAACTATTAAAAGAAGAAATAATTAAAAATAAATCAGCAAAAGAGTCTTACAAAAAATTAGACGAAGCAAAAGAATCTGATAAAGATAAAACTGAATCAAACAAAGAATCTGATATGAAGAATCAAAACAAAGAGACCTCTAAGGTCGTAGAAACAGTTGGAAAAGGAAAACCTTTCGATAAAGCAGCACCAAAAGTAGCTGCAGTGAAAGAAGACGTAAAAATTACCGACACAGTTGGTAAAGGTGACCCATTTGATGAAAAACCAAAGGGTGTTAAGAAAATCGATGAAGAACGTGAAAAAGACTTTATGGGTGATGTGGAGAATGATACTCCAAATCAAGGTAAAGGCGAACTTGAAAAAGGTGACGCATTCAAAGAAAAACTTAAAGGACCGTCTTCAGGAAAGCCTCTTTCAAATATTAAAGAAGAGTTTGATATATCAGAGCTTGATATGGGTAGTGTAGGTACTGCAATGGACGGTGCTGGAGAAGAAGATGAGATAATCACAATCGATGAAATCGAAGCAGAAATCTCACAAATGCAAGGATTAGGTGAGGAACTTTCAGATATGAGTGGTTTACCACGTCCTACTGAACAACCTCGTGGTACTGCTAAAGGTCAGGGTGGCGATGCATTCACACAACTTAGCAATATGAGAAATCAGATTGACGAGATGTTGAAAGGCATGGAAGGCTATCCACGTCCTAAAGTTGACCAAGTGACTGGAAAAATGACAGAAATGGAATTACAACCAGACGAAATGAGTCCTGCAGATTTTCAAAGTTCCGCAGCAATCACCGAAGAAGAAACGATTTCCGATGAGGATATCGATGCTGTTTTAGGTGCTGCACCCGAAGAAGAAGAAGTTCAAGTTGATGAACATCACGGTGTTTCATTTTCAGCAGGAACTATCACCCCGGGTAAATTGGGTGACAACGAAGGGAGTCGTGGAAGATTCCGTAAAGGTGGCGTAGATGAATCTAAGAAAATTGGTAGTTTAATCGAAGAGAACAAGAAATTGACCAAGAAATTAAACGAGACAAAGAAATTCAAAGAATCTGTAAGCACCTTAGTCGAGCAGTACAAAGGCGCACTCGAAAAGTATCGCAATCAATTAAAGGAAATGGCAGTTTTCAATACCAACTTAGCGCATGTAAATAACCTATTGGTAAATGAGAGCTTGGCATTGACACAAGACGATAAAATTAAAATCATCAACGAATTCAAAAAAGTTGAAAGTATTGCTGAGTCACAGAAAAGGTACAAGTCTTTCCTAACAGAAATGAAAGAAAGCAAAAAAACCTTAACTGAAAGCATTGAAGGTAAAGTATCAGCCTCTATACAACCATCTTCAAAGCAGAAACTTGACGAAGTAGTTGAAAAAACAGCTTACGCAAACGATAAGCACATCCAAAAGATGAGAAACTTAATCGAATACGTAGAGAACAGAGGCAAAAAAATAATTAAGTAAAAACAAATAAAAAATTTAAATAAAATGGGATTTTTAATGGAAAGTGCGGAAGTTGGTAACATTGGTTTAAAGCAACTCCGTGAACAAAGAGAAATTACAACAAATCGTTGGGAAAAAATCGGACTTTTAGAAGGTCTTGAAGGCA